GTTTCCCATTTCATCTACTAGTAATGTCTGGTCGCTGATATGTGATTATTTCGTTAAAATTACGACTTAATAAGATTTTGTCCCCCATATATATATATATATATAAATGATGAACAATGATGTAGGATTCAATATAGATAATATGGAGTCCATAAGTAAGAATTTTATTACTAAGCTTGGAGGGCTAGAAGAACTGAGACTCTACGATGATTGTAAACTAGGGGTATACAACAAAGTTACTTATATATCTTGGAAAAGATTTCAGAAACTTAATCGTTGGTGGTATAATGAGAATCGAGCCAAACTAATAGATTTTCTGACTGAAACATTCGAAGAGTATTATCTATTCAACGAAATGATGCGAGAAGCGTTGGAATCAGAATATAAACCTAAAGGAAAGGCGCGCATTATGAAACTTAACAATACACATAGGGTGAAAATGAAAGCTTGGATGCTAGGTCTCTCATGCGTCCAAGCACAATATCCAGATTATGAGAAGGCTAAAATACTAACCAATTATGTGCTAACAAATTTTTCGCAAACTATTAGTACTTTTTAATAAAATTTAATAGTTCATCTCTTAAATTTTATCTTTTATGTGACTTCCTTAGGGTTTTTCGGCTTCTTGATTTTCTTTTATGTTTTCTTGTAGTTTTCTTTTTCGATCCCCCTGATGTATTTGGGACGATTCCTGCCAAAGCGGTCTTAGTATCTGTCAACTTGACGGTAATGTCTTTGGTATTTTTTTTATTTTTAATGCTCTTATCTTTGTCTTTGTCTTTATCATCGTCTTTATCTTTATCATCGTCTTCGTCTTTGTTATCGTCATCGTCATCGTCATCGTCATCGTCTTCGTCATCTGTGTCTGATTCGTTGCTTTCAACCGAGTGATGCATAGCAGATGGTATTTTTATTTTTATCACAATTTCGTCATCATCATCACTGGAGTCATCATCATCACTGGAGTCATCATCATCACTGGAGTCATCATCATCACTGGAGTCATCATCATCACTGGAGTCATCATCATCACTGGAGTCATCATCATCATTATTTATCTCAACTATAGCACTCGCAGCTTCTTTTTGGGCTAACTTCATCTTTTGCTCTTCAATACCCGCTTTATCTTTGGCCACCACCACCGCTTCTTCAGCCAGTTTATCCTTCTGTTCCTCAACTTTCGCCTTGTCCATTTCTACTTTAGCTGCGTCTTCGGCTATTTTTGCTTCTTGTTCTCTGACTCTAACATCAGCTTTTATCTTGGCAACTTTATTCTTTTCAATCTCGGGGTCAGAGTGAAGGGACTGCATGGTCTTCGACTCAAATGATGGGTTTGTTGCTTGTGTTTCGGACGAATCTTTCGCCGCATTTAGTTTCTCCTGCACGGTAGGCTCGTTTTTTTGCTCTGTCTCTCCACCTTTGTGTCGGCGCATAGTTTTGCGTCGTATATTAAAAGAACGTTTCTTCCTAAAGGATTTGCGTTTTTTATCTTTGCTATGCTTTGATTTTCTTTTATGAAGTTTACGTGTCTGTTTTTTCCCTTTTAGCAATTTATATATCTTTTTCCTGGATAGCTCCATTCTATATAAATTTGCGTAGATTTTTTTATTATGTAGATATATCAATGAGTTGCTCTAAGGCTACAGCACCGGTAAATATTACAAATAATACTACCACAACATGTGATTTGAAATGCGATTATTCATTTAAATACCCTATATCCAATTTACAGGCGACAAATAGAGGAAATTATCTCTCTCTTAAGACAGAACCCGAAAGTGTTCCTCCTGTCACATATAATGCGGAACAATATCAAGTTTATGAAATAAGGATTTATCGTCCATCACTTCATACTTATGGAGGGAAAAATGCTGATGCCGAAATGATAATCGTCCATAATAGCAGTAGTGGAAGTGAGAAACTTCTTGTTTGTATTCCAATAAACAAAAGTATTAGTGCTTCAAATAAAAGCGCCCAAACTTTTGACACGATATTATCCACGGTATCAAAGACAGCGCCTTCTGTCAATAAACAAACTATTATTAATCTTCCAACATTCAGTTTAAACGACTTTGTCCCAATGAAACCCTTTTACTCGTATAATGGAACCTTACCTTATGCACCTTGCAATGGTAAGTATAGCTATGTTGTTTTTAGTAAAAATAATGAAGGTGCTCTATCAATGTCCTACTCGGCTTATTCATCTCTCTCGAAAATAATATCAGCCACTTCAAATAATATCAAAAATGGTTCTGGTGGCATTTATTACAACTCTAAAGGACCATCACAATCAACAGGACTTGGTGAAGATATATATATTGAGTGCAGCCCTACAGGTTCAGATGGAGAGACACAGGTTAAAAGTTCAACGTCGAGTTCCACATCACTTTTCAGCAGCGACTCTGTTAGTAATGTCTTAAATAGTGTTTATTTCCAGGTAATAATAGGGGCGATTGTCATATTAGGAATAATGAAATTGGGTCAAATATTACTCAAGAAACTTACGACCGTTAAGAAAATTAGTAAGCCTAGCGCAGCAGCAGCTGAAATAGAAATGACTGGTGGTCGGCGAGCACGAACTTGTCGCACTCGGAAATAAATATTGATAATATAATTCTATATGTTATCAATTTATATCACACCTTCATAGTTAATTGGAGAAGCATCATGTAGAGCATTCAACACAGGCTTATAATCGGAATTGGGAGGAGCATCGTGCTTTACGATCGGAGCCATTTTAGCTACGACCTGTTCCTCTAAAGTGACAGGGAAGTCGTTGTATCTGGAGAAATCCATAACCTTTGATTTCTCAGATGGTAGATAGTTACGAATACCATGACCGCCAGTTCCTACATTCGATCTTTTAATCAACTCGTATGCCGCTACTAGAGCGAGAATGCCTACAACAGGATTGCTCTGTGTGAACACAGATAACGCTATGACAATTATAATGATGTTCCCATAAAGGTTATCTACGAGGCCTGCGAGTGTTTGGGGAGTTTGCACGTTCATAAGTATGTAAATTATGAAAACAATACCCAACAATAATTGATGGCGCTTTTCTGCCTTAAGAAGGTCGTTTAGATTTTTCATGTATATCATAATAGCAGATTATTAATTAGGTTAAAATTGAAACAAATTGACCTAAATATATAACGATAGATAACTTAAATGAATGAAGACCGTGTTGGAACATATCTAGGACAGAAAGGATATTCAATTTACAAAGAATGTTTGGATATGAAAGACCAGCAATATCTTCGCGATGAGCTAACAGTCGGTCCCTACATTCCTAAAGCCCCTGTACAACCGATTCCATTTCCAATTTATAGGGAATCCAATAATAAAATATATATCCCTCGCTACTTTGGGATTAATACATATGGAGAACCTGATGAGATACGCACAAGCGGTGGTGATGATATTGATTTAACTTTCGCTGGAGATTTGAGAGACTATCAGCACAAAGTTGTTGACACCTTTTTAAAAAATACAAATCCACGCAGCGGTGGAGGAGGACTATTAGAGATTCCATGCGGACGAGGTAAGACCGTTATAGCACTTAATATTGTCTCTCGTATAAAGAAGAAAACTCTTGTGATAGTCCATAAAAGCTTTCTATTAAATCAGTGGATAGAGAGAATTGAACAGTTTCTGCCTGGTACGAGAGTTGGAAAAATACAGGGACAAATTATTGATATGGAAGACAAAGATATTGTTATTGGTATGCTTCAATCTCTGTCAATGAAAGAATATCCTAGCAATATGTTTGACAGTTTTGGGCTTACTATAGTGGACGAATGTCATCATATATCTTCAGAAGTGTTTTGCAGATCTTTACAGAAAATTGTCACAAAGTATGCTATGGGATTAAGTGCTACAATGCAAAGAAAAGATGGATTAACAAAGGTATTCAAAATGTTTTTAGGAGAGATAGTGTATAAGGAAAAGCGTAATACCGATGATCCTGTTCTTGTTAAGGCTGTTGAATTTATAACAAGCGATAAAGAATTTAATGAAACAAAGTATGATTATCGTGGCAGCCCAGCCTATAGTTCTATGATTTCCAAATTGTGTACGTTTAATCATAGAAGCGAATTCATTCTAAAATTATTGAAGAAAGAACTTGATATAAAATCAGAGCAACAAGTAATGATTTTGGCACATAATAGGAATATATTGACATACTTGTACAAGGCTATAGAGGATAGAGGAATTGCCACAGTAGGTTATTATCTTGGAGGAATGAAAGAGAAAGATCTCAAACATAGTGAATCATGCAAAGTTATCATTGCAACCTATGCTATGGCAGCTGAGGCTCTTGATATCAAAACTTTGACTACACTGATACTAGCTACACCTCGGACAGATGTCATACAAGCGGTTGGAAGAATTCTTAGAGTAAAACATGAAAGACCACTAGTTGTCGATATAATAGACTCACATGACGTATTTCAGAGACAATGGGAGAAAAGGCGGAAATTTTACGTCAAATGCAAATACAAAATAATACATACAAATAGTAACTTGTATGAATCGGATAAATGGACGACTCTATTTGAGAATGGTATGAAATTGTCTAAGTGTAAAAAAGTTGTGAAACCAGGCGTTCTGCCGCAAGGGAAATGTCTTATTGAGGTTGTTTGAAAGTATTCTTCTGGCAATGGTTGTATGGATTTTGAGGCGGAGGATTGGCAAGGGCACTATGGTTTGCGTTGACATCAGGGGGAGCACCTAGCGCGTAACCAAAAGAAAGGGGAATGTTGCTGTAAGGCTGTGGAGAGCCGCCACGGTGCTTGCGACGTGAGCCACCCTTCTTCTTGCATTGTCTTCCTCCGCGCCGTGATTTAGATTTTCCACCTTTCCGCACCTTAAACTTTCCTCCAGCAAAAGGAAAATCGGGTGCGAGCATAGTTAGACGCTTATTTTTCAAAAATTTCCTAAAGCGCGAGGTGCGGAACATTTTGGATTTCTTGCGTGTCTCGAAATCCTTTCCCTTATGGGTTTTGGATTTCTTTCCCCGAGAATATTTCTTTGTTCGCCTGCTTTTACGGGTTTTACGGCTTTTACGGGGTTTTTTCTTTTTACGGCGCATCGTCTTACGTTTTTTGCCACCTGTCATTTTTCCGGCGTCCATACCTAAGGTTCTGGATACGGCAGCACTAGGGCAACCTTCAATAGTAGCATGCCCGGCTGCCACACCAGTTATGGGGGAAGCCAATACATCTTTATTATTCAAGCATACGGATGTTCCACCGAGTTGGGAATAAGGGACATATGAGGCTGCTG